TTATATCATTTATTTGCAAAGCTCGTCCTTAATTTCACTAACGATAAGATAAACAAACTCGGCCTGATCAAGTGTGGTTTCAGAAATTTTCTTTCCTTTACCAAGATATTTCTCAATAATCTGAGTAATACGAGGCGCGTTTGCTTCTTTGTCTTTTGCAATTAAGCTACCGACAATTTCGTTAAATTCTTTCATCAGAGCATTATAATCATAAGTTTGAGGAGCAGTATTAACATTTTCGCGCTCTTCCGTTACAAATTTACCATCGGAAGCCTCCGCTTCTTTATCAATAGCATCGGTAAGAGCCTTTGCAAGTGATTCATAGTTAAAATCAATAACAGGCGCAATATGTTTAAAGCGACAACCACAAGAGATTCTGCCATCGGTAGAACGAAGAAGAAGTTTTACAGAAGTGCCATTTTCAGTATTGAAAGATTTAGCATAACCATAAATGTCAGCCATATTTTCAATTACTGCAAGTGCAGATTTCTGAACGGCGGGACGAATCTTGGTAATCTCCTTTCCAGCGCTGTCTTTATCAGTGTATTCAGTTTCGTGAGAAATAAATACAACAGCATAGCCAAGCATCGTCAATCCGCGGAAAACATCTTCAAATTCTTTTTTATATTTATCCCAGCTATTCGTAGCCCAGCCGCCATCACCCATATTGTCGATGCCCAACTGACTGCAGATATACTTCTGACAAAGAGTTGCGGCAATATCAACAGTATCAACGATAACAGTGTCATATGCAGCTCTTACTTCTGGCTTTTTTAATTCGCGATATACGGTTTTCATCTCACCCCAAGTGTTAATGTCTTGAGCAAAAACACCGGGGAGAGCATTATAACCGCGCTCAAAAGCTAGCAGAAGAGCTTTCGGCATCTGAGTTGCGAGAGTGGTTTTACCCGTCTTGGGTGCGCCATAAATATAAGTGATATAACCGCTAAGGTCGCGGCTCACTTTATGTGGTTGAATTCCAAGAAGATTAATAGCCATATCTCTTACTCCTTAATTAGAAATCAAAATCAGTGTCAGTATCGCTAGTTGCAAAAGCAGAGTTTCCACCATTCTGCTTTGCTTTCCACTCTTCTTGATTCTTTTTAATCGTAGCAAGAGCAGTTTCTCTATCAGCAAGACCCTGCTTAATTTCTGCAGGAGTGATGTCGCCATCGGGTCCAATCGTATAGGGCTCTTTAGCTCCCCAAGTTACGATAAAATCTTTTTTCGTATTAGTGTATTCACGCACATAAGGATCTCCAAATGCGCTTTCCTCTTCAACTCTCTTAACAATCGTCTGAGAAACCTGAACACCCTTTACACGAGTGAAAATAGGGTTCTTTTCGGATGCTTCAAGACCTTCGAAGTAAGCAATTGCGCCCGGACTAACTACAGTATATTCCACAGGAAGGAAAGACTTGCGGAAGTCCATAATATAACCGCAGAGAATCAGCTTTTCGGGCAGATTGTTCTCTTCATCGGCTTCGAGGTGTCTAGTACGATAAAGAATGATATCAGTATCAAAAGTGTTGCGAACTTTTTCATCAGCTTCAAGTTCGTTAATAATTCTTACGAATCCGCCTTCATTGCGCTTTGCGCTAACAAGCTCTTCCGTACCATTTCTGTCAGAATAAAACTCGTTCAGACCAATCGCAGAATCAATCATCATCAATGTTGCAGCGTCTTTACCGTGTTGCATAACAGACTTATAAGTTCCATCAATAATACCAGCAAGCACTTTAAAGGTAGCATTAGCTGCGCCCTTGCTTGTCGTAGCAGTTGTGAAACTAAAATGAACAGTCACGATGTTAGTCATTGCATCATCAGTTGCAATTTCTACATTACCATTGATGTACTGAGTATTCGGAACCTTTGAATCAGGTTTCGTAGTTTTCATTTCAAGAGAATGTTGATAAAGTCTCCCAGAAATATGTGTTGCATTCCAAATCTTATTTTTCATAATCTTTTCTTTTCTCCTTTTTAATCAATAACAAAATTTTTGCCTTTTTCTGTCAAAGTGTAAGTAATCGGGTCTTTACCAATCTTATCGCAAAAACCATCATTAACAAGTTTCCGCAATGCACCAGAAATACCACGGGCGGAAGTACCCATACTCGCGGCGACATCTGCTGACTTAAACGAAACTGTAGTAAATTCTTCTTGAAGAACTTTCAAGATACTTTTACCATTTTCTGTAAGTGCGGGCTTGTCGGGTTCATTACGAAGTGTATCCAAATAAATATCAATGTTCGGAGTTCTCAACTGTGTTGCTAAATCTGGATTTGCTTTAATTAATTCTTCAACGAAATTCAAAAATTCTTTATTCATTTTGTTTGCTTCTTTCTTAATTTTTCTTACATATATATTATAACAAAATTATTTTTTTATGTCAATTACTTGCGTATCAATCATTCTCTTCATCGAGGAAAATAAAATCTTTTGCATAAGGCAAACTTCTTGCCCAGGTAATAAAATCTTCGCGCCATTCTACAAGTTTATGATTACGACGCTGACTTTTTGAGCAGATTGCCAATAAATTTTCATAATTCATAGTAACCGTTCTAGTTTGTATCCAAGAATTAGGAAGCAATTCAACTAATGCTCGCCAATATCGAATATCTTTAGTTTCAAGATAAAATTGACGAAGAGTTTCACATTCAGCAATTATATCATCAATGAATACTCCAAGTTTCCATGTATCTACATCAGTCATATTTAAATCATCAATATTTTTATCCAATAGGAAACAATCACGCGTAATTGGTGTTTCAGCAAGTTTGTGCATCGTTGATGTAGAATTTGCGACCGTTCCTACCTTGTACGTATCGAATTCTTTCCACCAGTACAAAGGAGCGGTAATATCTACACATACAAAAATTTGACGCAAGAATTTCCGATGCTCTGGACCACCTTTAATAAGGCGTTGCGCCAATTTCATATCTTTTGCACCAATTAAATTATATTGATAACAAGGACCAGTAGGATTAACACCATTGGTTTGGAGATATTCTTGTTGCATATAATGCGCTTGATTATCAGTAGTATATGTTGATGCTACTTGATTAGTAAACAGCGAAATTGCTTGTGAGCTCGGAGTTATTCCAAACAAACTATCGCTTAAATGCCAAGAATTTTTAGGATTACGCATTCCGCGTAATGCACCTTTAAAATTAAAAACCTCAGTATTTTCAAATTTTAGATGTTCCATATTACTTCTCCTCTGGAGCGCTAATTACTACTTCATTAGAATTCAAACCAGTAGTTTGAATAGTGTTAGAAGTAGAATTAGAAGTAGAAGTAGAATTACAAGTAATATAATCTCGATAATTCCAACTAGGAGTTGTATAAGTCCAAGTGGAAGAATGAGAGCGACCATCCCAGTAGGCTTCATCTAAAAGTTTTTGAAGTTCTTCTTTTGTTAATTCAATTTTATTGTTTTTATTAAGAGTAAAAACTTTAATCATAGTTTTCTCCTTATTTAATACTGTAGCCGAAATCTTTAGTATGATAAAATTCTTGATAGTAGTCTTCTTTTTCATCGAGTTGAGAGCGTTCACACTCTTCAATAATTTCAAATGTAAAATTCTCAACGCCAAAATCCATCATTGCTGGATATAATTTATTTTTAGTGGGCGGGTCTGCGCCTATCCCGCGTTTGATGTGTTGCTTCCACCGTTCGGCGATGTCAACACTTTGACCGACATAACACATGCCATTAATAAGATTTGTAATTTTGTAGATACCAGTTTTCTTTTCAGTACCAATTACTCGTCCTATTAAGGCAGTGTATGGTTTTTCGTAATATACTTTCCAAATTACTTTATTAAGAGCCGTTGGGTCTCTTAATTTGATGGAGCGGAGTTCGCTAATTTCTTCTAAGTCTTCTTTAGAGAGAACTAAACGATAGAAATCTTTCTCGGTACGTTCTAGCTCTGTTCTCCTCTGAACCTCAGTCGCCGCATCAACAATTCCTCTTAAATCATCGATTTTGGTCAGTAATTTAGCGATTTCCGCCTGCGCCTCGGCTTCTTGAATTGTTCTAGCCTCTTGGGCAGTTTGAATTTGTTTAGCGAAATCACGAACTAGGTCTTGAATCGTTTTTTCATATTCATCTATATAATCAGATTCAGCCTCTTGGTATTTAGCGCCAAGCTTTTCCATTTCGATTTCAAAATTGGATTGCGCCTCATCTAAAAATAAATTTGTTGCTTTATTAGCATCTTCTTTCAACTTTTCAATATCAAGAGCATATTCTTGTTTACGATGCTTTAAAGTATCAAGTTCAATATTTGATTGTTTTATATCGTTTTTAAGTTTTTCAGATACAACGGCAAGATTTGAATTTTCTTCTCGAACCTTTTCATTTATCTAAAGTATTTCACCTTTTGGCTTTTTCCAACATACGATATAAGTCGGTATAAAACCAATTAAAATTCCTATAATTGTAAAAAGTAGATAAAGCATAATAGTTCTCTTTAATAGAAAAATAAAGGGGCATTATCTGCCCCTTATTTTAAATTCTATTAGGCATTAGCCTCTTCGTCTGGAGCGTCGGGGTCAACTTCGAAGCCCGCATCAGTCAGCTTAAGGAACTTCACAGCCTTGTGTGTGCCATCCTCAAGTTCGATTTCATCGGGAATGCGAACGCCAAAACCTTTCTTCTGAAGGGAAGTGAAAGTACCATCAACACTTCTCTTTTCAACGCCAAGGGCCGCAGCCACGTCGCCGGAAGTAAGATTCTCACCGTCATGCTCCTTTAGATAATTAAGTACCGCCTTAGATTTGTCAGTCATAGCCATAATTCTTTTGTCTCCTTTTATATTCTTATTTTTTTATTATGCTATTTTTAGCTTTCTGTAAAAATTGTATCAAAAAATTTTTTAAATGTCAAGATTAATCGTTTAGTAGCTCTTGAATCATATCGTCCAACAAGACCATATCATTTATGTTCGTAACCCTACCTGATAAAAACATAATTTCTTCTTCTGCTAGGCGTTTTTCTTCGGGAGTCTAAGCCTCTTGAATTTTTCTTTCTTCCTTAGCAATCTTTTTTGCCAAGTTTTGAAGTTCTTTTCTTTTCATTGTTAAATTTTCTGCCTTATCTTTTTACAATTATATTATAGTAAAAATTTTTCAAAAAATCAACTCAAAGTGTTTCATAAGCAGTTTTCTGAAAAACTCTTTCTAACTTTTTATTACATTTATATTATATAAAAAATTTTTCAAAAAATCAAATCATTGCCAACAATGTTTCTTCATCAATAATCG